GGTGGGGATCGAATACGACATGTCGCTTTCGGTATTTGATCGCGTCATCCACAGTGACTGCGGTTCATTTGTTGTTCCCGCAAACACTCGGCGCTGTTCGTAATACGAAACCGCGCCAGGGTAGTTTCCGGCGCTCGCAAACACCGTGTCCTGAATCGGGATGGTCTTTCCCTGATCTGGAGCAATGTTGTCATCGGTAAACACATACGACGCAGATCCATCGTCAGGAACATTTCCGATGTATCCATACGACACATTTGCCGTCGCGCCGGAAGCTGGTTTCTTGTAGACGTTGTAAGAAACGGCGCCAGCCACTGACTGAAATTGCACCGTGACAAATGCGCCAGTCACATTCAAATTGATTTCGGCATCAATGTAATTAGATGGCAAGCTTTCTACGCCATTTGCGCCAACCGCCGTAACCTTGTATGACCAAAAGCCTTCAGATCCACCCTTGGTCGCGTATGTGATCTGCGCATTCGTGACGCTATACGCTGGAGTCGAAGCGGAAGTATCAAGAACAATTCCAGTAATCGGATCTCGCAAGTTCATTTGCGTTGCACTGATATTGGATGCAATCCAATACCCATTTACGGCAACACTTCCACTGGTGACATTCAAAATGCGAACTGGATCCCCGTTTCCAATGTAATGATTGGAAGCGGTGGTGAGAACACACGGATTTGCAGCTGTAATTGCAGAAATTTTGACTACGGTGTTGCCAAGAGAATAGCCAAATCCAGTTGCGTTCGGCGCAGCCAATGTTGGAAGGAACGAAATTGAAGTCAAGTTCCACGAAGTTGCGCTCAAACGACGCAGCTCTTTCGGCACATGGTTTGGATGCACCAATGTCAGAACGTCGCCGGACTGGACATAATGGATGTCAAACAGGTCGGCCTCTGCATACGGATTCGGGATTTCGTAAATGCCAGCAGGAAGTGCATACCAGTAGCTTGCGTTTGGCGGTGCGTTGCCGGTGGTCGCGGCAATGCAGTAGTAGTTTGTGCCACCAGAAGAAACGAGATCGCCGCGCGCATACGTCGTTGCTCCGTTATACGCAGCCGGCGTACCTGGGCCAAGGGTTGCGCCTTGCGTGTGAAATCGGAAATAGCCTTCGCCGATTTCAATGACCATGGTTTGCGTAGTGCTGTAGGTAAATGGAATCAGTCGGCACTTCTTGTTTGCGTACTTTGCAGCACGAACAAACGCAGTGCCTGGACGATTCTGCACTGGCCCCTGTGGCGTCACGATCATGTTGCTGATCTTGGCCGCGCCAGTCTGATACTTCACGTCATCGATGCGGCCAAACATCTCCGGCGACAACTCGCCGCCGGCGAACGAACGGTTGAAAGTACGAGTGTTTGGCATGGGTCAGCGTCCGCTCGTCCAGGGGACGATGTGTTCGACATTGATCTTGCGCTGGTTGGAATCAGACGCCCTGGCCTGTTGCAGATAGACGGCCATCATCTGCTGGCATCGCTTGGCCTCGGCAGCTCCGGCGTCGCCCTTGATAATCGGGCCGGCAAGCATGGACGCCAGGTGCCACGACAGGGCCATGACAAACAGCGGCGAGAACTGGGCGGGATCATCGACATGCAACGTGTACCGAAGCACGGCGTTCTCCATGTTGGTGTACAGAATCTTCGTCCCGTCCGTCTGCGTTTCAACCGTGTACGGCTGTGGCACATAGCGGCCAGCGGCGATCACGGGAGAATAATTGTGGGCGAACACCGGCGTGTCGGTCGGGATGAACCGCGCCGAGTAATCGTCGGCGGCATCTTCTGGCAGCACCGACAGGACGTTGATGATGTTGGACGGCAGCGCGTAGGCGTACTGCCATTCCGGCCAAGTCGAAGTCAATTGAGCGAGCGCAGCGCGACGCATGCAGAAGTTCCAAGCGTGCATCTCAAGCAAGCTGTCCCTGGCAATCAGGTAGAACCGAGCGCAATGTTCGGCCTGGGCAGAACCCTCCGGCGGGTCAATGCTTGAAACGGTGGCGTTGTCGCCAAGGTGCGCAAGTGCCAAATTGCAGATGTCAACTGCTGATGCCATGACGATCTCCTAGTGAAACGAGGGGTGCCGTGGTCACCCAGCGGCACCCCTCGTTGTGCGGACTAACTCATTCAGGACTCACACCGAATCCGATTCCAAGACCTTTCGCGGTCGGCCAGGCTTCTTGCGATCTGGCGCGGCAGCAAACGGTTCCGGCTCCTGCATTCCGCCGTCAACAGAAACGACGTTGGTGTTGCGTGGGCCGTTGTACTCAAAGACATCGCCTTCCTCACGGATGGCATTATCGATGAAACACTTCTTGATAGCTCGGACTCGCATGTGTTGGTTCCTGAATTACGCCACCACGAAACCGCTGCCGTAGAACTTCTTGCTGTCAGCGATTTCGGTAACAATATCGCCGAAGATTGCACCAGCAGTAGTGTTTGCGCCGCTCGTAACCGCATCAGCCGTGAGGTAGCGCTGGCCAAGACCAAGCACCGGGTTGATGCGAACATAGAGCTGCGTGCCAGCCGTCAGGTTGGCAATCGGGATTGCACCGCTTGTGCCGATTACAACGCGCCCGGTCGTTCCGGTATCGGTTGCGGTAAACACGTTGAACGTCATGGACGCGCCAACACCAACAAACGTGGTGGCAACGGTGATGGCAAGGTACAGATCCCGGCCTTCGCCGATATCGCGGTTCTGCGTGGTGGTGTTACCGCCGCTCACGTTGGTGCCAGAACGCAAGTCAACAGTGAACGTAGCGTTTACGGTCGTGCTTGCGCTGAACACATCCTGCGCAACGGTAGTGTCAGACGAATTTGCGAACAGTCGCAGGTTCTTGTCAGAAATCATTGTGTGGTTTCCTTTCGTTGTTCAACGACTATTAGGTCGTGAGAGCTTCGGTGTTCAGGATGGCGTCAACGCGACGCAGGGGGACGCCCAGGAACGACAGATACTTGTTGGGGGTACCAAACTGCGACAGGCCGTCCTCGACCTTCAGCACGTACTGACTCTTGTCCAGGGCGGCAATAGCAAGGCCGCTGTGGACGGTGCGGTTCATGTAGAAGGCAGCGCGGCCCATCGACATGTTGGGGATGCGGTACAGAGCGCGGGCCATCAGCTTGATGATGTTGGTCGCTGCGCTTGCAGACTGCGTACCAGTCTGACCAAGCAGATCGCTCACATCGATGTTGCTGACGCGCACAACGTAACGCCAGTCCTTAACCACCAGGCCGTTCTTCCACTGATAACGGGTGGCGTAAGCCTGGAGGCGGGTGCCGTCGCTGTTGTACACGGTCTGCTCGCCGAGATCCTCGTGGATCAGGCCAGCCTTGCTGCCCTTGGGGAAGGGGCAGTACACGGTCTGATCGCCCCACACAACCAGGTAGATCGACGTGTTGTCGCTGCCCGAACCGCCGGCAGGAAGCACGTTCTGACCGTTGTTGGTGGTGCCAGTCACCGAGTAGCGGGGAGCCAGGCCGAGGAACTGCTTCGCATCCGTAGCGGGGTTGCCGTAGAAGATGGTGCTGGCCTGGGTCTGATTCATGGCCTCAAGGAACGCGGTGTCCTCGGACAGGCGGAACTGCGCGGTGTTGCCGTTCAGCATCGCCAGATCCTTGTCCACTTCGCTACGAGCTTCCAGAATGCCGCAAGCCTCATCGACCTGGGCGGTCGTGGACTTGCTGTTCGGGATGCCCTGGTTCAGCGCGCGCCAGTAAACGGCGGGCAGGCCAGTGCGAATCACGACGCGGTCGCCGGTCGGCAGGTTGCCTTCCTTGAACACGCAATCCTCAAGGATCTCGTTGCTCTGCGACAGGAGTTCCGCGATGATCGGCACGCGGCCATCGGGATCGGTTCGCTTGGCCCAGTCGGCCAGCGTCAGGTTGGTGGTAGAAAGTGCGGTTGCCATAAGTAAGGTTCCTTTGTGTTAGGAGTTTTGGGTTGAGTACAGCGCGGCAGCGGCGCTGGCGAAGTCACGGGGGCCGGCCTTACTTGGCGCGGAAGATCCGTTTCCGACAACGTACTGATCCTCGCTGATTGCTTTGCCAGCTCGGAAGAAAAACCGGATCAGTTCCGGGTGATTTCCCAAGCCAGATTCGTTCAGCAGTGATCGCAGTTGAGGCGTTCCAAACGTGTCAAGCGCCTTCTTTGCAATCGTCAGGTTTTCGGCGATCTTCTCGCCTCCGAATTCCTTGTCCGATTGCGAAGTCGTCGCCCATTCTTGGCGCATCGCTTCAATCTGCTGGGCTTGTCGCTGGGCCATCTTTGGCGCAACGGTGTCCAGCATCTTCTGCGCGGATTCCTGGGACAGGTTCAGCTCTTTGGCAATTTCAGAGAACGAGGACATTAC